CGGGCGTCTTCCCACCTCAGCGATTAAGCTGATAGTTGGGCGACTTGACTCCTCCCTCTAGGCCAGTATTAAGCTGGTCCAGCAACCTTTCTAGAAAGGCTGCCTCCACCCAAGTTTCAGTGCAGACGACTTGGGACGTCCAGAACGTTCTAAGTGGTCCTCAGAGACTTCAGGAGGCAAAGCCTGAAGGGTGTCAGAAATGAGATTACCAGTCTCATTCTGACTGCTGGCGAGGTGCCAGGGAATCGAATCCCTTAAACTAGCGCCTCTGTCCAACTTGAGGAAACACTTAAGTAGGGCACCAGCCCCCTCTAGAGGATCTCTAGGGGGTTTGGCCTCAGCTACATACCCCTTGACTAAAGGGGTATTGAGGCTTGGGTGCATCTTCTCGGCTTGATATCCGAGAAAAGACACCCTGCCCAGTACAGGGGATGTAGGTTCGACGTTCGGAAAGAATATCAAAACTTTCCGAATGTAATCGTCGAGCCAACGACATGTCTGCCAGTAACCACTCATATAGAGTTGGTTCCGGAGAGACACAATCGATTCAACCCCTGCAACATCCTGCCGTGATGTCGGAAAAGCTTGCCGGCAACGGACTATTGATACGTCCACGCCATTAAAGTATTCCCGGCCACAAGACTCTCTGAACTTTCCAGTCCAGAAAGACTTGTCCAGACCAACTTGAGCACCAAAATGCTCAAGAGTCTGCACCACGGTAGTCACATGATCTACAGGAACGATTAGATCGTCCCCATAGACGCGCACCGAGCCGACGTACTTCTTCAAGTCACGTCGGTAAAGTGACTGGTTAAGCGACTTCTGGATCCCTAAAAAGATCAATGTCGTAAAGACCATTGCCTCAACGGGGAAACAGAGTGCTGAACCCATAGACGCATACTTGGCGAGTCGAATTACTGACCCGTCAGGCATGACAGCCCGTCGAGATCTGCTACTATCAATGGCTCCAAACAAATGGGGCCATGGTAATAACATACTCCGCACGAGCTGATTGGAGACCCTGTCGGAAGCATCACTCAAATCGAGTGTTGCGGTCCGCTGATCAAGCGAACCTCGTAACGCAAGAGCCTGATTAGGCTCTTGGTCATCGAATCCGATAACCTTCTTCAGGAAGTCATCCTGATAGAAGTGCCTGAGAAAGCTATTAAGAACTCCCTGTTGCATATACTGCATACAGGTAGGTTCCATAGCTATAACTCGGGGAGTCTTCAACGTTTTAGGAACAAGGGTCACCTTTACAGGAGACTCTTGACCGGGTTCGAGGAAGTCAAACCCGTCTTCACTGGCATAACGCCAGTTAGGGCGGGCGTGCAGGTTAGCTGGGAAAGCTAACTCTAGCCGATCGGTCCAGACAGATTGATTAAACTTTCCATTACTGGAAAGCCCATCAGCTGTAGATCCTGGGCCGTGCTTAGGAAGAATCCAATGGTAATAGACATCTCTGTCTATTTCCGTAAAGATCTTCCCAAAAAGCATGTTCGAGATACGCGTAAACTCACGTAAATCCCGTGAGGTGAGCTTACTCTCGCTCAATCGGACTTCCTGCTCACACTTGAGGTAATTCCTGAGCGCCTTAAGCTTCCTTGTATCACTACAAGGAAACTCAATCTTGCCAAACATCAGCGTTAGCTGACGTAAGGCTTGAATAGAGGCGACACAGGGTTCGTCAAGTAACGAGCCACTACTCCGGTCGAACACACGGC